CTGTACCGTCGCAAAACCGGCAGCCATAGTAAAACAGCGAGTAGAAGTAGACCCTTGCCGTAATGCCCGACTCCGTGCAGTACAGACAGGCACGAGCCCGATAGTTGCAGGAAGAAATTAGCGTCTCAAATCCATCCTGAGCCAATGGATTGCAGGAGTATCCATCGCACAGCTCGAAAGCGTCTTCGCACGCAGTTTGGTAGGCAGGGGGAGTGCCGCACTCGACCAGCGTCCATCCGGACTGGTCGGTCTCGGCAGGGTTGAACCAGCTTGGAGATCCAGAACAGCCGGTCCCTGCGCATTCGGTTTCAAGCGACGCAGATCCGACAACCACCGTGTTGACTCTGACGCCGTTTACAACGACCGCCAAGGCACACTCGCCACACGAGCAACCGCCGCAGCAACACGCCTGCTCAGTGCCAACCTGCCCGTCACGCAGGACGGGCTTGCCGTCTTGGAACGTGATGAGCGTCATGCGGAGGTAGAGCAGGTGGTGATGTCGTACCAGCGGATGCTGACGCAGTCCGTGCTATCACTGGCGGTCGTGCCGCTGTTGTGGCCAAGCAGCTGAATCTTGGTGCGGTCAAACCCCGGCAGGGCCGAGAAGTCCACGCCGGCGTAGTCCATCGAGCACGTAGTCGTGCACGCCTTTTCCTGGCTGATTGCGTACCAGCCCCAGCCGTTGTGGCCGAGAGCCACCCACCGCTGCGTACACGCCGTCGTAGTCGAGAACGTGAGGAACTGGTTGTGGGCCACAACCGTGATGGCAGAAGCGAGGGGCTCGCCGTTGTAGACGGTCACAGTGGCTGTCGTTTGCTTGGCCCAGCCGTTGGTGCCTTCGTGCTTGGCCAGGAGCAGACGAACGCCGCGAGACACAGTCCCGTCCAGCGAGCCGCTCAGATCCTGCCGTGGCTCGTCACGCTCGACAAGCCGAACGGCCCGCCCGATACGCTTGGCGTCGTTAAGAGAAAAGCCGAACGTGTCAGCCACGGCTTACTCCTGAAACACGACGTAGCGGATTTTTCCGGTGGTGCCGTAGCCCTTGGCTGCCAGCGTGATCGTCGGCACGAGCGGCAGGACAGCGGCAGCCCCACGGCCAAGCTTGCAGAACTCTTGGATGTTGGTGCCGTCATAGGAGCCGATGGCCACGTAGGCCGTCCCGCTGGTGGCGGTGCTCATGTTGCGGAACCCAGCGTAGCCAGCCGCAGAGACAGCCCCGATGGACAGCGTTGCCACGGCCGTGCTCACGCTGACGATCTGAGCGTGCACGCCCTGGGCCGCCTGGTCAAACTTCAGGCCCGACGCCGTGAACGTCTCGTTATGGTTTCCGTTGGACACGGCAACCGAGAGCGACAGTGTGACTTCATTCGCCATGGCTATCTCCTACAAAAGCCCGCAAGTGCGGAGCATGATGGTGTGGTCTTTTTCGTCGTACGGCTTGATGCTCAGCACGCGTGGGTCTTCGCCGACAGCCTTAGCTGAACCATCGGCATTGAGCGGCACGGGCTTGCTCACCGGATTGCCGCTTTTGTCCATGATGGCCAGACGCTCGCCGTTCACGATTTCGTGATAGCCAACGTCGTAGTAGCGGATCTTCCAATCTGACGGGTTGTACGTCCACTCGACAGACACGGACCACACCTGATTCTTTTGGTCGAAGTCGGCCCCGTAGCCAGTGACGCGAAGCGTGTACGGCGCAGCACCGAGGAACGCTGTCTGGTTGCACGTATTGAGGTAAGAGAACAGCGCCAGGAAATCAGGAGCCGTCGCGTTGGAGTTGGTGAACGTCAGCCGCAGCAGGGCCGTGTCTTCCTCGAGGCCGTCCACGGGATCGCCGGCCGAGTTCAGCGGCGGCTTTATCGGATCGTTTGGGTTCTCTTGATTCGACTCGCTTGCCGGCCGCCGCTCTTGTAGCGACTGCATAGAGATCTTCAACCACGTCCGCTCTTCGTCAGTCTTGCCCGGCTCGTCGCTATCGGCATCCGGCTTGCTGTCGTATTGAATCGTCGCCTTGACGCAGAACTCGTTTTCGTCGTCGTAGTATTCAAAGTCGCGGCCCGTCACATAGAACTCGATGCCGCCGACGTTCTCTTTGTCGTTGACTTGCGGAATCTTGCGGTTGTAGAACTCCGGCCATGTGCTGGTGTCGTTCTTGATAGCGCCAAAATCCGGCGCTGCATCGCAGATGATGAGCAGCTCCACAGAGCCGGCGTACTGGATGCTGCCCTTTTCGGACTTCGTTTCGTTGAACTGAAACGAACGCAGCTGGCGGACGGTGCGAATTGCCATTGGTTACACCATCGCCAGTTGGGCCTGGCCGAAGCCTGGGATCTCACGCACGGCAGCGGCCACGTCTTCGATGCCGTCGGCAGCCCGCTCGGTGTTGTCGGCCGTTTGCTTGGCAGCGTCGGCCCCGCTCAGCCGAGGATCGCCACCACGGGCGAGCATGTTGCGATAGGACTCTCCGCCGGACGAGCCGACCACCAGGGCGCTCAACTCAGAAGACGCGGCCTTGATGGCAGCGCCGATACTCTCGCCGGCAGCTGCCCCAGCACCGGCAGCGCCGGCCTTTTGGGCATCCGCCTGGGCGGCAGCAAACTCACGGTCGAAGGCGGCAAACGGGCTGCCGATGTTCTGCACGGCCTGGCCGAACGTGTCGGCGGCTGACTGGCCGTACATCTCGCCCATCTGGCTGGCACCATTCGCCAGCTGTGCCGCTCCTTGAGCGCCTTGGCTGAGCGAATCTGCGAGCCCTGCGAATCCGGCAGCCTCGGCAAGCCCGGCCATGCCGTCCATGACGTTGGCCACGCCGTCGAGGATGATGCTGAACACTTCGCTGAACATCTGCCCGATCTTCGAGCCCAGGGCCATGAACACCTGGAAGATGCCTGTCAGCAGCGTCATTGCGCCAACGACCATGCGAATACCGGAGACCAGCCCGTCCGCAAGCGTCTTCGCCATCGTCCAGCCGGCAGTGTTCTTGGCAAAGAAATCGACAATCAGGTTGGACGCAGCCGTAATGGCCGGCGCGAGTTCCGCCAGGAACTGATTGACGAATCCTTGCATCGGCAATGACAGCCGGCCAATCGCATCACCCATGGACTCGATGGCCGCAACCTGCGGGCCGCTCATCTTCACGCCCAGGTCGGTGAGCAGCCGATCCATCTCGCGGAAAGCCTGCCCGCCTTGCCGCAGGAAGTTGAGCATCCCCTGGCCGCTGCGGCCGAAGATGTCGATGGACGCTGCGGCCTGCATGTGCGGCGGCAGGGCTGCGATGCGGTCGGCAATCAACGCCAACTGCTCGGTCGTGCTCAGCCCAGCCAGATCGTCCATCGTCAGGCCGAGTTGAGCGAACGCCTTGGCCGCAGCCGGCGTGCCTTGGGCCAACTCGCCGACCATTCGAGCGGTACGACGCAGGCCCGTAGTGAGCAGCTGCTGACTCACGCCCGACTCGGCAGCCACCTGCTGCATCACCTGCAATTCACCAGCCGCCACGCCCAACTCTTGCGACAGGTTGTGCAGGGCTTCCGCAGAGCGGGTCGCCGAAGTCAGGGCGGCAACCGCTCCAGCCAGAGTGGCGAACCCGCCCACCACCGGCATCAGCATCGGCATCATTCCGCCAAGCGTTCCGCTCAAGGCAGAAAGCCCGCCGACGCTCTTCTGAAATCCCTTCAGCTGTCGCCCGGCCTTAGACAGCCCAGCCGTCAATCCGCCCGTGCTGGCGGTGATGCTGACGTTTACGCGGCCAAAGTTGTTTGCCATGGTTTCATCGCGGGATCGCGTTCAGCGTGGCGAGGATCTGATCTGGTGTCTGTGCCCGCTTCGGAACCGGCAGAAACTCCTCTGGCCGCTTGACGGGCTGCCGCTTGCCTCGGTTTGCGTTGTATCTCTGAGCAATCGCCACGGCGTCCCTAAGCCACTCGTCGCCCCACGGCTCGAGCAGGTAGTAGCCCATCCAGCCGTACAACTGATCGACGCCCATCTCGTCGGCCAGCCGCTCTACGTCCCAGATGCCAAGCTTCAAGGCCAGCCGGTACAGGAACGCGAGCACCGGCTGCCGTTCTATTTTCCCGCCGCCTCCTCCACTGCGTTGCCGCCGATGCCGTTCAGTTTGAATCCCGCATCGACGATGGCCTGCACGATGTCCGTGTCCAGTTCGCCGATCCACTCCGCGTCTGCGTCCTCAAACATCCGCGTGCCGTCTTCGTTCACCACCACCATGGCAACGAATCGTGCCCGCACGTTGTCCAGGTTGACGCCGCCAACCTTGCCGCCGGTCACGATCTGCTCGAAGCGGTCGCGGTCTTTGGCAGAGAACTTGGCGACGTAGATGGTGCCGCCAAGTTCTGGAACGTCTAACGCCACGCGGGGACGAACGCCACGCTTGGCTTTGATCTGCTCACGAGTAAGAGCCACAGTCCGCGCCTCCTGTCAGCACTAGCTCGGCAGCGTGCCGCTGAGCTTGATGGTGAGCGTGCCGCTCATCATGTCTTCCATCTGGGCACCAGCCTCAAAGCCGGTGGCATAGCCGAAGGCGCTCCAGAGCGTGGTGGTCGTGCCTCCACTGGCCCAGTAGACGTTCACGACTTGGTTGGTCGCGACGTTGGCCATGTCGGCGGTCGGCTTCACGCCTGGGTCGAAGAGCACCTCGACCGAGAGCTCGCCGGGGTCGTAGATGGCGGAAGCCACAAACTCCTTGGCAGACGATGTCATGTGCGTCGCATCGGCAACGGCACGCGAAACGCCGCCGTGATTGACGCCGGTGATCTTGTAGCCGGTCGCCGTGTGAAGCGCCGTCCCGAACGACACAAACGTGCCCTGACCAATATCGACTGCCATGGCTTTCTCAAGCCTCCGTAAAGGTGATCTCTACTGACAAATCCGTGCGGTAGATCGGGAGTTGCTCCCCGTTGTTTGGCGGCTCCTGCGTGTCATCGTCGCTCTTGACGACGGCCAGCCGAATGCTGCCTGTTACCTTGAATTGTAGGGCGAGGCGAATGGCTCGGGCGAGGTTTCGCACGCCCACGAGAGAGTCACCGATGGCCGAAATCGTGAACGTCGCACGAGTGATTCCCGTCATGCCCTGCATGTGCATGAACGGCCCTCGGCCAGTGTTCTCACGCTGGTAAACAATGCACGGCAGGTCGGCCCCTTGCGGAGCCTGGACGGCATAGATTCGCCCGCCAACATGCATGGCAATGTCGGCGTCAGCCGACAGCAGCTGCACGAGCGACTCGTCGATATGAGTGGTGGTGGGCATTACTTCTTGCTGTACATCTTGCGAATGGCTTGCCGCTCGGCCTCGGAAATCGCCTTGCCGAGAGCCCCGTCAAGCTTGCCGATCAGCCGTTGCTTGATCTGCGGAAGGTTGGCGTCGGCCCACTGCTTGAACCTGTCGCTCGCGGGCATGCCTTTGACCTGGCCAAAGAAGATCATGCCGCCTTCGTTGCCGCCGATGCGAGCCACCTTGCCACGCAGATACGGGTACTTGGCCGCGTTTGCCATCGGCACCTTGAGCGCGTAGTTCTTGGGCTGCCGGTACTTCGTGCCGTTCTCCACCCACCAGGCGTGGAAGCCTTTTTCCGAATTGTTCCCGCCACGCTTGGAGCGGTAGCCCAGGATGCCGACGGCCGTGGCGTTTCGCTTCTTCTTCTCCACCTTCACGCCGACACTGCGTCGGAGGTTGCCGGTCGGGCCTCGAGGCGTCAGCGCCTTGATTTCGGGAATCTCGTCTTTCGCAGCCTCGCGGACGGCGGCCCCGAGGTACTTCTTCTGGATGCTGCTGGGCAGGATGGCAAATCCCTTCAGGATCTCTTCGACGCCTTCCACGGTCATGTCGGTACGCATCAGTCCACGACCTCCGACACCAGGAGCTCGTGTTCCTCGCGGCGTCCACGCTCGACGGCCGACATGATTTCAAACGTGCGACCCTCGGCCACCACCCGCATCTTCGGCTTGAGCCCGCTGGTGTACCGCATGCGGATGCGGTGCGTGACCACGCCTTCGTTGGCCATGGCACTGACGGCTTCATTGCCAGACAGCGGCAGCAGTGCGATCCACCGCTGGGCGAATGCGGACCACGTCAGTTCCGGCTCGCCGATGCTGTTAGTGCTCTCCGTAGGAGTCTGCACCTCGGCGAGCTTGTCCATGAGTCCAGAGCGGAGCATGGCCTACGCTCCGTAAATGACGAGCGTGTACGAGGCCGTGCCCGAGTAGGCAGAGACATTGAACCCAGCCGTACCGCCAGATCGAGAGTCGCAGATCGCCACGCGGCTGCCACCGGAAATGGCCACGCCGGCCCCGGTCGCTTCGCTGCACACGGCAGCCGACGAAGCCGCGAACGCGAACCGGCTCACGCTGGCAAACGATACGGCCGATCCGCTGGAGTCCTTGTAGGCACTGGGAGCCACGGCGATTGCCACCGCTGCCGTACCGCAAGTACCAGAGAGCACGGCCACCTTGCCGCTGCTGTAGGCGTCGGTGCTGGTCAGTGCAAGCCGCTTGAGCGACTGCACGCCGGTGCCGGCGGCCGAGTCCGAGAACGCCACGTCGATGGCAATGCGACCTTCAAGGCTCATGCGTACTGCTTCCACTTCAAGGGCTCAAGCAACGCATGCACCCCAAGCGGCACGTTCTGGCCAGCGCTGCCGATGGCCTCGCGGTTGGCATACCAGTGCCCCACAAGCATCTTGATGGCGTGCACGGCCGGCTTCGGCACGTTGGCGGCCCCGCCGTATCCGGCGAGGTAGGTGATCTGCACGGCCTTGTCATCCAGCCGCACGTTGGGCCAGTCCTCGAGGTACAGCGGATAAGCCAAGGCAGGAACGTGGTCGCGGTCTACGCGGAACTGCTGCGTTCCAGACTGCGACCACGTGAGGGTCTGTGTGGTGCCGGCGGAATCCACATACGAGATAGTCACCGTGGCGCTCGTGGCCGTCGCGTTCAACCGCACCGGCGGGCGCGGGAGCTCGATGCGGAGGCTCGGAAAGTCATCGAACGCCACGGTGTACGCTTTGTCCGCAAA